TTGGTGTTCCTGCAACTAGTCTATTAAGTTTATTAAAATAATATCCAGCTGGAGGTGCAAATTTAATTAATCCTCCTTGTGCAATGTATTTTTTGTTATCACTTGCTTGTGGGCCAACTGGAGCAGGGTTGCCATTTGCAAACTTAAAATAACCAGTTGTTTCGTTGTTTGAAGTTGTACTTTGACTCCAAGTTAAAGTTAAACTTGTTAAACTTGGACGAGTAAAATTTTCATAATAAAACTCTTGCATGCCTCGACTTGATAGCACAGGTTCAACTTGATTTATAATAACATCTGTGATATCATTTTGATCTATAAACGTAAATGTAAAACTTGGAACTTCTGTGTTTTCATATATCATTCCATCACTGGCAAAAACATTAGTACTTGAATATTTGCCTGTAATGTCTACCAAATCAAGATATCTTGATGTTCCTATAGAACTACGGTTAACTGCCTTGGACTTGATTATAGTTGAATAAAGCGTATATGGAAAGTTATTATAATCTTCTCCATTAACCATTCTGTTCTGTGTATAGTATCTTGCTGGTGCTCTCTGTTTGATAGCATCAATGTTTTCTCTATTGGCAGCATTGCTAACAGGTTGTGTAAGAGCACAAGTCATTGTTATTGTTTCGTTGCGTCCTGTTCTACTAACATATCCTATGCTGATAGTAACATTTTGCATTTCATCAACATTAATAATATAACTTAATCCATTTGATGAACGAACATACGTTCTAAAACTTCCAACTGGAATACTGCTAAAAACGCCGTCACCAAAGTTTAAGTTGATTTGATCGTTTGTTCTTGATGTAACTGTAAAATATCTACGCTGTTCAGGAGTAAGTTCTTCAACTGCTCCGCTGTATATGTTTTCTACGTAAGTCCATTCATGTTCAATATTGTTTGTTGAGTCTAATTGATACAACCATGTATCTTCGTTGTTGATTCCTTCGATGTTAACATTAACAACTCTGTTGCTAATACGCTCGCCTAGATTAAACGAAAGATCTTGCAAACTACCTTGCTTGAATAAGAAAAAGAAACCTGTATTGGCACTGGCATAGCCTTGCTTGTCGTTTCTGTAAAGAATATTAAATGGACCATTTGGAGCCGGAGCAGGTTCATACACATACGTCTTATCCTGTGACGTTGCACATACTGCTTCAAATGCCATGCTAGTACCATTGATTGTGCTTGTAAATGGTATTACTGGTAGAAACCCTTCAATGAGATTAATTCCATATTCGTCTGTTTGTACACCAAGTATTGTTTGTGAATTACCCGGACGACCAAATCTTTGACTACTGTCTAATGCCGCATTGATAATTACTGTAAACTGTTCTAACCAGTTTGCATTAGTAGTGTCATTCCAGTTAATTGTGAGATTTGATAGGTTGACACCAGTAAAATCAACAACACCTTCTGTGGTACTAATAGTTTGAACTTTTAAGTAACCTTGTGATGCAGTATTACGCTTTGGTGTATAACTTACCAGTTCAGCAAGTCTTACAACGCTATCACGTCTTTCAGCAGTGTCAATAAAGTTTTCTCTAGTGTTAAGATCATTACGAAAACTAGCCGCTTGTCCCATAAATGCCATTACATCTAATAAGGCAATAAATTCACTTGATTCGATATAATCATTGAAACTTTCAGGATAGTACAAGCGAATGTAATCTATAAAGCTCTTGCGAAGTGTTTCAAAATCATAACTTTGAAAGTCGGCTTCACGATATGTTTGGTAGATTCTCTTCCAATCCTCAACACCAAATATACTAGTTTGTCTTGTGGTTTTAGCCATGTGTACCTATCCTTACCTAGTATTTATGAACATTATAAACTAGGTAGTTTATACTATATGTCAGAGTAAGCGGCTCTTTGGGTTTCGTTATTAAAAAACAAATTTAACAACTGTGCGTTTTGTCCTACAATTGTTTCAACTTCAAGTTCGATTAGTATTCCATTTTCTTGCGGGAATATATCAATATTACTAACAGTTATTCTTGGATCCTGTGCTACAACTCGTTGTATTTCTCTAGTAATTTCTTGTGAAGTTTGCGGACTTTGTGGTTCAAATATCAATCCCCACATTGTTGTTCCAACGTCTGGACGTCCAGGCATTTCACCTTGACGAATGTTCAGTGCATTCAATAAGTCACGTTTGATTAAATCAAAATCTGTAACTGTGTAATTTTTGTACTTGTTTATTGTACTGTATCCGATAAATGTTGCCATACTGTATTTATTGTCCTAAATTAAGTACTGATGCCATTGACTTTTTTACTGGCTATTCCAGACTGTACTGCACTATCAATCACAGTTCTAACAGTTGTTCCAGTTACGCCACCTGAGCCAGTTGAAAATCCTTGAACTGCATCACTGATTTTTGTTTGTGTTAGACTAACTGCATACTGTCCGCCTCTAACCAGTGCATCCATATCACCACTTGTAATTTTTGCACTGTTTGATCCTGCTAAAGTTTCTCCAAGCACACCTGCACCTTGGGTCCATTTTTTAACTGCATCAACTCCAAACTTGCTGGCGCCACTAACTAACCCTGCAAGAGCAGATTCATCTTCTAAGCCTGTTACCATGCCTGCATTTTGCAATGAAGTTAACCCTTTGTTAAACAAATCAGTTTTTGTTATGTCTTGTATTGCTTCGTTGTTGAGAAAATCACTTACGCCACTAATACCTTGATTACCACTCCAAACGCTTGGACTTCCTAATACTGTACTGATATCAGCAGTGGCGTCTTTGAGAAAGAAGTCTGCAGTACCAGGCTTTAAGAAGCCAGCAGTCTCTAATTCAACTGCACCAAACCCAAACTTACCGACACCAAGAGTGTTGGAAATTTCAGTTGATTTTTGCTCTACTAGTTTACTTGATTGCGCCACCATACTGGTAACTTTTTCTGGTGCTATCTTACCTACTGAAGTGGTTGAACTAGCTTGTGCTTCGTAATCACCTTTGTCAATTTTTTTAATTTCTGTAGTTTCTGCTTTTTTAATTGCTTCTTCTGTTTTTGGTTCTAATGGAACTTCTTCAGCGGTGCTTACTAAACTAGTTGAAGTGTTAACACCTTTGCCTCGTTCAGCAAATGGTTCGTGTGTTGGAGCTCTTGTTACAATTGTTTCAATTGCTGCTGGCTCCGGAACCCAACCTTTGTTTTGTTCAAATATAGTATCTGGTAATCTTAGTTTTGGAATCTCTTGAGTCTTTGGTACATCACTAGCTCCACCTGAATTAAGTTTTATGCAACCTGCTTCTAATGTGAGCCCGCTTCCTGCTCCCCAACTTCCATTGTTGCTTTTTAAGTTCATAGCACCATCGCTTTTTAATCCTATCAAGCTCTTACTGTATGCTAAAATACTAGTGTTACCTGTTAAACTAAGTGCACCTGTTTCTAGACTCATTGCACGTTTTGCAAACATGTTTATTGAACCTAGTTCGCTATTGATGTTGACATTTCTATCAGCATGCAAGTTTAGTTCACCAGCACTTCTTATGTTTACACTGTTTGATGCATACAAGTCAATGGTACCTTCTTCTCCTAACTCAATCCAAGTTTGCCCATTGGCATGCATGATGTGAATGGTTTTACCACTGTCGTTCATCATAATTTGATGACCACTGCTTGTTCTTATTCTTGTTAAGTTATCTTCGTCTGCTTGGTTACCATCATCCATGACAATGCTATGGCCGCCTTTGCGTCCTATAACATTTACTTCATTGGATTGTAAACTAGCACTTGAAAGTTTAGCCTTAAACTGTTCATCAGTTAACCCTCCTGAATAGATAGGTCGTCCAGCAGTACTAATACCAAATACAGTTGACGGTGATTCTCGTTGACTGTTTGAACTAATAGGCCCAAGCAATGGATCAGCAATAACTCCTTGACTAAGCATCTGTCCAGCCAGTACACTGTGTACTGGTTTAGTTTCGTCAAAGAATCTTGGATTTTCTCGAATTGCAGGATTGGCATTGTTAATTTCAACAACTGGTAATTTTTTCTTTCCAGCATAATAAGGACTGCCAGAATCATCTATGTACTTGGTGCTACTGCCAATTGCCGGCATCATGTGATTAAGACCAGGTTCAATTGGCATACCAAGATAATATCCTTGGTTAGGATCTCCATTGGCAAAGAAACAAATAACTTTGGCTCCAAGATCCGGTGGTGTTCCCCAAAATCCATAACTTTGATTGTTACCGGTGAAAGTTCCAGGACCAGTTGGATTAGGAGCACTTTGTGGGGTATAACCATAATATGGACTGATGTAACTTACTGTACGCCAGAGGTCTGTTGAGGTTTTATTTGGTCCTGCTATGTATTCAATGTAAACTTGTAATCTACCTGCTCTTGTTGGATCAACATTATTAACAACTTCACCAAGGAACGGACCAGATTCTGCTGGTAAACCACCTTTGGTAGTTTTAAAAGATTTAGGTATTCCTTTACTTCGGCTATAATTTAATGGCATTTATTATGCTCCTGTACTATAATCTATAAAAATCAAAACGACCCAGCATCATCACTTACGGTATTACTTCCTGGTTTAGGACTAACCGGTGGTTGCCAGCCGCCATTGTTTACTTCCGTGCCATCTACATCTCCGTAGTTAGCACTTTCTCCTGATTGTGCAATCCTCCTTGTGGTTGCATTATTAACTGTTGTACTAGTATACGGAACAGGTGTCACTTGGTCCGACGGAACAATGGTACCAGCTTTTTGATCAACCACTGTTGGTCCTGCTACACATCCATCCATACCAGGTTTTGTATTTTTTCCTTTTGGTGTTTGTGTTTTTGTATCTGCAATTTTATTTTTCTCTTCTTCTTTTTTCTTCG